CTTGAAAAATCTTCGATGGCTGTTATTTGTGTTTCGTCGAATGATTCTAATGCCCCACCGGCAAAGATTTCAAATAGGAAATCGCTCTGGTCTAAATGTGTCCAAGTAGAGCCAGTGTCATTAGATACCAAATAAAATCCTGTATAACAATCGCTGAAAGTATCTACTCTCCAATATAGAGTTCCAATACCATCTATTGGTTTTACGACAAGAGCATACTGAGTGTCAATAGTTAGAGCAGCTTTTTTACTAAAATCACAGGAAACCCAAGATGCGGTCTCACTGATATCCGCTGTTAATATTGTTCCCTGTGCTATGGCAATTCCATCAGGATGTCCGTTTGCATCCACGCCTTGCAGTTCACATCTAACATCAATAGTACCGAGGGCGCTTTTATAGATTTTTACTTTACAGGAATCCACCGTGTAACTTCTTGTCGGAGTGAATGACTGAGCGAAATGACGAGTGCCTGGAAAAACAGCTAATCCTTGATTGTTATCACCAGTTGTTTTCCCATCATACGCTGTTCCGTAAGCGTTATCCCTTGTCAAACTTATCACCCATTGTCCTGTGGATAAATCTTGATACAAAATACCTGTAATATAATTTAGGACCTCATCGACAAAATCTTCCATCGGTTCGACTTGATCCCAAAGCATTGACAAGCCAAAACCTTCATCGTATAAAATATTCGCAGCTTCCTTAAAGGAATCTTCATCTATATCAGAAGCGTTCCATCCAAGTCCCCATTCCGGGGCGATAAGGCATTCGCGTATAATATGTATTGCATTCAAGTCATCGCCATCAACTTCTCTTGGCCTGATAACTGCTTTTTCTTTATACCATTGCGTTGAACCATCTATTTGTTTGCAAACTCTTTTACATAAGAAACTCCAATGCCTCAAATAAGAACTGGTTCCTATATAAACTTGATTCAGTACCACACCGAAGACGCCGCGATATGCGGGTATGTCATCGTCGAGTCTTGCTTTAAGATATGTATTTTGTGTTTGGTCTGGCTCACCAAACATTACATCAACGGATCCCTTTACTCCACCTTCAGATTTATTTCCCCCGAACAAACTATCGTTGTCAATTGATATTGTAGAATTTGGAGCGGAGCCATCTTTCTTATAACATTTGAAAACCATATCAACATTCGTTTCACCAGATGCGGCCCATGTGACACCAGCATCTAATGATAGTTCAAGATTGCCGTTTGCATAGCTGCTATCATTTGATGCGATCCATTTCACTGTATCTGATGAGGCATTGCTATCGGTTGCATGTAACACGATTGCATATTTTGTTCCACTCTCTAAAATAACTGGAGCAGTAAATTCAAATTCTCTCCACTCTGCATCGCTCATCGCATATACGGTTGGAAGTGTATCTCCATCTGTAGTTGCAACACATAGATCATCACCAGTAGGGTGACCATCTACATCTGTTGCCCGAATACTACAAGTTAGAATTCCTGGAGTGTTTCCGATGTCTATATACAACATCAATTCCACGGAATCCAAAGTAAACCTGGAAGTCGTAATGAACGTTTGAGCACTCCATCCTTTACCAGTAACAGGATAAGAAGTTATGACGTTCGTGTGGCTATCCTTAAGAACGTTTGAATGTGTCCATGCAACCTTTTCGCCACAACGAATTCTTTCGACGCCGTCCATGTGAGCGTGCCCAGCTATCATGTGCATCCCTATATGATAGCGATAACCTATAACCTGCTTCTTTTTCTTACCACCGAAAAGTCCCATAGTAATTCCTTATCCCATTATTGGAGTAGATTTTAAGTGTCCGTACCAAACCACGTTCGGAGAAGCGATAAATCTTTTACCAAATAATACTTGAATCGGCCTTCCTTCTTCTGCAGTAGGAACATCAAATTGTTCAATACCTACTGGAACAGGCTTCTTTTGCTGCTGTGGTTTTGGGGCCATCACTATCGCCAGAGTTATCATGATAGCGACGTAGATAATAAAATTTATCCAAGCCAGTTGCACTTCTGGATGTTCAATTTCGTGCAAACCATTCCTATACGAATCAAGGAAATAAAGAACTACTGCCAGTGTTTGGAACGGAATCGCGTATCGTAATTTCATTTTGTTTACAGTAAACATATTACATCACCGGATCGCCTGCGAACGGATTCTTATTCGGCAGATACGGAAAGCCTCCATAGTTTAGTTTGTTATCGAATTTGGTTTTGCAAGTTGCTTTAAGATGGTCGCATCCAGCCCATGCTCTAAACGTGTCACCGGCGGACAGAGATGATACAGATCTTGCAATTTTTATTTCTGTTCCAGAATGATATACAATTTTCTGCAATACTTCATCATCATCAGTTTTGAATTTACCACCAAGGAACCATCCATCAACTTTGCTGCTGAGAATGGTTGCATCTACGGTTGTGCCATCAACAGAATTAACCGTTCCATCCACATAGAAATCTGAATCATCTTCAGATACTGTGCATAACGGAGAATATAGCGGGAGCGTGCAGTTCCGCTGATATTTTCGCATCAACCCAAAGCGTTTCATGCTTGTAGTTTTCAAACTGCAAACTATTGATACAGTATCTGTTTTGAATTTTACTCCTCGTACAAACCCCGTCCAGTAAACTACAAAAGAGTTTTTGTGATATCTATAAATAGTTATAGATACTATTCCTTCGACAGGTTGTGCTATCCACAATCTTGCGAATGGATTTGTCAATGGCACGGTGATTTCTAATTTTGTTTTCAAGGAGTTTGTGTCTAAGCGAATTTTCCCTCTTTTAATTGTGATGGGAGCATAACTTTTACCAAGATACGATATGATTTGGTCTGTGCTGGTATATGGCCAAAAATTTGTATCTTGTTTGTTGAACAAATATAATTCAACAGGTTCCCCATCTTGGGAGCTGGCTTCCAAATTCAAATAATTGTCTATGGTTAAGACACCTGCTGCACTGGAGGCGGGAGCTATTATACCTTCCATTAATTGCCAAGCCATTATATCACCCTCGCGAATTTGGTATCACATACATTCTTGTTAGTCCATTCCCAATCTATTTCCACTTTGTCTGATTCCAATCTGCACTTATCTACAAAACCTATCCGACAATCCCCAGAGGAAAGGATATCAGAATACCCCAAGTCCGCATCAAAAGTTATTCGTTCTAAGGTTGCATGGAACGCGATACCAACTGTTGTGATACCTGTAATTTTTCTAATTATCAACTGTCCTGTTGATGGGAAGTAGAAACCAATATAGGTTCTCATACTATTGAGGCCCATGTTGGAAGTAAGATTTATTTTTTCAATGTCCACATAAGTTTGTCCGCTTACGATCGTGCCCGACTGCACAAAGTCGCTTCTAAATGTTGGTATAAGAATTGATTTTTGTTTTCCGTTTAAGGAATACAAAAACTTTCTAAAGTCCCAGCAAGCTGCCTTCGTGTCATTGTGAAATTTATGTGCTTGTGTAGTGTAGTTGAAATCAGAATGGTTTACAACTTCGAATGTTCCAGTTCCATAGTCCAATACTTTATTGTTGGGATTGCTTCCTTCGGCGTGTGTTCTTTCCATAAATGTTGGAGTATTCAAAACCGGCATCCCATCATAATTTGCAGATGGGATCCATCCGGTCAAGTTGGTATTGTCGTGGATTTTGAAGGTCATCGTTGCGGTTGCGATCTCTGTATTGTATCTTTCCTTATTGGTGGACATCGTCATGTAAGCTTCTCTTACAGGCATGATGTATTTCTTGCCTGTAAAATTACTGAGTATTCCATAATTTTTATTCAGATTCAACTGCTCGTCCCTGACCTTATCAATAACTACAACCTCGTATTCCGTGCGGGATTTCCAAATTATGGCCTTTCCACCTTCTCTGAAATCTGTTTCTGTTGTGTCTACTGTTATAGTGTCATCACGATAATTTATGTCCGCAGTGTGTTCTATAAACTCCGTCCAAATAGGTACAAGCCATTTCAACTTCAGCCAGCCATGAACTTGTGAGTCCATCCAAGTATTCAATTTATTGGTATCGAGCAAAATTTTGTATCTAAAGAATTGTCTTGGAGATTGTCTTATTTTTATACGCTGCTCGGTTCCATCATGTGCCTTTAATATGTCGGTCTTCCATTCTAAGGTTTCAATTATATTGGCTTGAGGCCTCCAGAATAAAGTTGTCGCCTCGAAATCAGGATACAAATCTATGGTATATGTAATGAGTGAAGATTCGGCACCAATATTTCCAAAGAGTCTCCATATACAAGTTGCGTATCCTGTTGTTGAACTGGCTGCTGAAACAACAGCTTTGAATTTCACAGCGTTTAGAATTAAGAAATCGGCAGTGCCAGAAGAAGCACTGACTGAGCCAGCCAACGGAGTTTCGACTGTTAACACACCGGATGCACCGGATTCAGCAGATACGGTTCCAGCAATATCTATGAACGGGGCTTCCGCTATGTTGATATCTTCTACTGCATGAGGCGTGATAATTCTCGGATGAGCAACTATACTTGGCGTATTAAAGGCGGTCAAGTTATAGCCACCAACAGAATCATTTAGGTCTCTAATTAAATTCCAATGAGATTTCAAACCTAATTGATAATTAGCAGGTGAAAATCCTTTTGCTAAACTGGGCAATATATTTGCTTCAAAATAATCAGCTTTATCGCTGGCAGATGCTCCTGGTAAAGCAGACAAATCATAAATAGCAGCCTCAGCAATCATTCCGGAGAAATAGTGAGTTAGTGTTGACCTACACAAAACTCCGATAGCTGTTTTATCTATATTTACGGCAGTTGCAGAATCAGCATTAGTTCCTTTCCCGCCTCCGTCCAGAAGAGCACGCCTGTCAGTATCGGACACAAATATTCCGCAAGCATGATGCCAAGTATTTAAGTTATAAGTGTTCGTTGATATTGCTGAACCGGAAGCTCCATCGGTCTGCCGAGCTTTTGCCGTAACAGCAGCTCCGCCGTTTAGATAAAATTCAATGTAGTTGACATCCGCATCTTTATCTGCTAAACAAATCAGAGTTTGATTTGTATCTCCTACATCACTATTAAACCAACAGACCGCCGCGTATGGAACAGCAACTACGGCTTGATTTATCCCGAGGTATTCAGTCGAAGCATCATCGAATAACCTGGCCATCTTATGTCTCCGTTACAAGAATCTCAATCAACTGCAAGTCATCAGTATTTTCGGCGACACCGTCTTCATCCCTTGTGGCTCTTATACAGATACGATCACCTTTTACAGCGGAACCGAAACTGGCTTTTGCCAAAGCTCCAGTTGCGGAATAATTACTGTCATCGGCGGTTGCAGAAGGATCATCTGTTATAGTTACAGGAGTTTGGGTGTCTATACCTAAGTCGCCGGTTAGAACTGTCGTGTCATCGATGTGTAGAACTCTAAATTCCATTTCAACTTGATGGCCATCTGTGCCGTCCATAGCATACTTGAACGAGAACGTAAATCCAGTTGCACCGGAATACGAGGAGGGAAGTGTTACAAACCAATCAGCGTGTTCATCGGCTGCACCATCGAAATCCAAGACTGGAATTTCCATAGCAGGCGTAGAGCCATCTTCGATTAAATCCCTTGTAGCAAAATTTGCTGAAGGCGGGATACTGCTTTCCGGTGTCAATACAAATAGTGTGTCACCACTTGCCATTACTTTCTCCTTATGATTTTGGTTTGGTCATTAATGCTTTTACTTCTGCAAGCGTCACGGGATGCGGTCTACGAATCCAATAATGAATTCTTGTCATGTGGTTCCCGCTTTTCCTTACGAGTTTGAAAACGCTGCGAAAATTTGCTCGCTGCTGTGTTTCTTCTTCTGGTCTTCCAGCGTCATGCACCATCACATGATCCGTTACTTGTGCAGCAATTTCCATTGACACGTCCCTGCCGACTCCACCTTTGTATCTACCTTTTGGTCCATCTACAAAGCAGAAATCATATTTATTTTCTTGTGGATGCTGAAACTCTTCTGGAACAGTGTGGCCGTCCCACATTTTTATCGTGAGATTATTATGGCTTTTGATTTTGCTTTTAATTTTCTCAGCCCATTCTGGATCTGTCTCGTAACTTACTACTTCACAAATTTCTGAAAGCAGCAACGATGAAAGGCCAGAGCCAAATTCCAAGATCCGTTTCGGTTCCAGTGTCTTAACCAGCGGACGCATAAAACGAATATCTTTTTGGGTGATACTAAAATCTCCCCATGGAATATCATACTGAGCATTTGATTTGTCGAAGTAATTTATTGAATCCCAAGCATCTTGATCACTGAGGCCAACCTTTTTGAAATGCTCGCATCGGCGATGTGTTGTAGTATAAACTTCAAAGCCAGCTTTAACAGCTCTTCTGCAGAACGCAAAGTCAGTGCCGTGTGTTTGACAACCGTCTTCATCGAACTCAGAATGGAAAGGCATTTTTACGTTTTCCAAAACTTTTCGTTTCATTAAGATGCAGCCAGAACCAACGATTGCCACATTGAGTAAGTCGAACATATCATCAAAGGAATCCAAATCAACTGCGGAATAGCCATTTCCGTCTCTGTGTTCGATGTAAGCTGTCCAAACTACAACTTGCCCAGAACTCCGCACCAAAGCAGGAACACCAATTACATCGCGGTCTGCGAATACCAGCTCGCAAGGATTGTGATGCGGTACGACGTCATCATCAATCATAAGTAGATAATCACAGTCCGTTTCGAGGAACCGTTTCACAATCAAATTTCTATTACTTGAAATGGGATTCGACCATGTACGATTTGGATTTTCCCAAACAAGTTTCACTCCCGGAGTTGTTTGCATTGCCGGAATAATTTGTGCAGACATTTCTCTGCGGAGCATTCCGTTGTTTAACAATGCGAAATAAACTTTGATATCTTTTTTCTTTTCTTCCATTTTAGTTCTCCTCAAATTTTGTTTTGTTAATCGCCGATCCAAGGCATCGCCGTCCAGGATCGAACTCGTTGTTGTTTATGTCAGGGTGATATCCAAGTCGCCAGTTGCGAACTTCGGAGTGTCGCCTGAAGCCACGCTTTTACTGATGGTCAGCGAACCGTAAGCAAGAACATTGCCAGTAGTGACGGCGTCACATATAGCAAAGTCAAGAATGGTTCCGAACGACGCGGTTGCCTGAGCAAAGAGAACATCGTTAGTATTCTCAGTTGCACCGGCTGAAGCAGCGTCCCAAGTCGCCATAGCCTTACGAGCGTAAGAAGGCGATCCCGGTTCAGTAATAGTTCCGCCATCAGCCGTATCTGTTACGGCGACAGTACAAAGTGCGATGAACTTATCAGGCTGAGTATAAGCCAGAGTTTTTCCTGCACCTGTTCCGAACACATGATCAAGCAATGCGTTCTCGAGATAATCTGTGAAACTTCCCATAATGATTTCTCCTTATAAGGATTAATAAAATAGTTAAGTCACGTGACTGACTTTACGATACACGATTTAGTTAACTAAACAAAAGATTCAGAACCACCTTCGCGGTTCCGATTCATAATATTCAAAACAGCTCTTTCCCCTGCTCCGGTATTAAGGTATTCTTCCATCATTGATTCATCAACAACGTTTACAATTTTCAATGGAGTTTTACTTTCTCCTTCACCAGAACCCCTGACACCGAGGCGTCCTTGGCCATCTCTACCCAGAGGCATAATCGCTTCCGTGCCAGCTTCCCCAGCGAGTCCTACTCCGCCGTTTGCCATCGGGAATAATGTTGGTTGACCTATCAGGCCACCGTTTCTAAATGCCTTGACACCGGCTGTGAAGACGTTTCCTTTTGCACTTCCACCGGGAGCTCCGAATACTGCCATCGGATTATCAAAACCTCCACCACCACCAACTGGAGCACCAACTCCGAACGCTGCTGCCATAACTTTCATCGCTATCATTTGTGTTATAACATCTATGAAAGATGCGAGCATTGAC